CTGAATGATGAAATCATCGTAAGACATACACGCGGAGTGGTACAGGCGGTCAAAATTCTCGTATCTGATCTTGGCAGATCTATCATTCAAGAATGCCTGACCGCAAAAGTCTGCAAACTGATCAAATCCGGCAATCGCTGCAGAACTGTCAGACAAAGTCTGTAAACCCTTCAGGCTTGCCCATTTTGCTACTCGTGTTCTATCCCTTTCGTTCAATGCGCTGTTGCATTTATCAGCCGCATACTTACCGATCAATCGCAACATTGTGGGGTTATCCCGGTAGTTATCCGCTAAATGCTCGACTTCGTCCGGCGACATAATACCAGCATTCAAAAGCTGCAGCGCATTATGGTCAATTTTGGACGGGTCTGCACGGTACACATTTGCGGCATAATCTGCCATCTGCGCCCGGAGTGCACCGGTCTTTGTCTTAAAGTTATCCTGTGCATCCTTCTTTGTCTGCTCCCAAGTCATTTTGGCCCGTTCATAGTCACCCCGTGCAATCAGCTTAATATGCTCCGGTGCGTTACGATCGTCCATTGTGGCCTTGTAGTCCGCCTCTGCAATTTCAAAGGCTTTCTTTCCGGCATTGCGCTTTTCCATTTCCGTCTTAAAGATGTCTTGCAGCGCCTCCATGAAGCTGTGGAAAGACCGCTTTCCACCATTTTGGGTTGCGTCAATATCTCTCTCAATGTTTGCAATAATTGCCTTAGCTTCCGCTGCCTGGGTGGGAAACTGCCTTGCAATCTCTTCATCCGTTGCAAACAGGTGGATACTGTCAAGGCCCAGCATCCTACCAAAGAAAGGAAACCGCTCCTTGTTGTATTTCTCAAATGTCTGCTTATTTACATATCTGCCCAGCAAATAATACTGCTTGTTTGTTTCCATGCTTTTCCTCCTTAGTGAATGTTGAATTTATATCCCGGCACATGATGCCGCCGGATCTCTGCAGCAAATGCAGATGCGCCGTGTTCCACATTGCTCTTTTTACACTGCGCGTTCCAATCTTCCAGACAGTTGTAGGCATTTACCAAGCCGGTCCACTGTTTTTCTGTCATTTTGGTATTGCAGAAGGGGCAGCTGTTAGGCTTTTCATTCTGCATATCTCTGTGGTACAGGTTAAATCTACCGCCACAGTTATTACATCTTACGGTTGCGTATAAAGACATTTTTCCTCCTTATGCCGAACTGTTTCGGCTGTAAATTTGATCGTTTAATGCGTAAGCAAGAGCGTCTATGGTGTGTTCTGCGCCCTCTACAAGTACGGGTAACACATCACCGTTTTTATCGACCTTGTACGCATAATTGGTAAATTCCCGGTGTGCATTCGGTGTCCGGGACGGGTCAATGATTATCTTTCGATGCTGCAGCCATCGGATTCGATAAGCCACGCAGCCAGGGTACTTGTGACATCCTCTTGCATACAGGCCATTATCCTTTAAGTCCGTTATGCTTCGTGGGTCTGCCGAATCGCAGGTGTTCATCCACTGGTGATACTTCCGGTGCTTGATCTCAGCGGCAAGAGCCGTATTACGCAAGGACCGCTGGTAGATTTCGTCCAGTAAGTAAATGGTTTCGTGTTGCCGGTCATAAGCAGCACGGAGAAATGCAGTAGGGTCAGCAGCAAAGCCAAAGTCAACACCCTGGTAAATGCCGTCAAGGTTCCGTATTTCTTCATCCGTGATCGTTCTGATCTCCAAATTCTCAAACACATCACTTCCGGTTCCAACGGGGTTGCCCTCATATTCATGCTCATAGGCCCGTGGATTGACTTCTTTTAGCCGTTCTGCCTCTTCTATGAACGCATCACCCAGCCACTCAGCCGGCACATCGTGATATGTGGTGTGTAGGGTCAGTGCTCTTTTGTCCGGCTTTGCAATCTCTTGGTTTGCCCAGGCATTTTTACTGATCGGTGGGTTAAAGGTTCTGAAGATAATAGCCTTTGCTCCCTGTCCACGCACTACGGATTGCACAACGGATCTAGCAAATCCATCACCGGGCAACTCGCAAAATTCCTCAAACCAAACAAATCGGAAATGACCTTGCCGGGGTCTAATAGATTTCAGCTTTCTAGGATCATCCAGGCCCTTAAAGACGATCATTGCGCCTGTGGGTTTGAATACGCATTGCATCGGCTTTACCGTACATTCCCACAGGTCTGTGCATTCCAATTGGTCAATACTCCATAGGATCTGTGCATAAACAGAATCCCGGAGGGTTTCACCAACTGCACGGAAAATAATTGCATTGGATTCTCCGGTGGGATCGTCCATAACACCCTTAGTAATTGTCAGACCCACAAAGGACGATTTAGCTGAGCCACGACCACCGGGGAGATTGTAAATACTGTGCTCCCCAGCTTCGATATCATCCAGCACAGGACCATACACAGCCGCTATATGGGGCCGTATTTTTGCGTTGGCTATGATTTCCGCCGCCCGTGTTTTCTTTGCTCTCTGCCTCTGCAGCTTCTTGACACGGCGCTTTGCGCTTGTCATTCCTCACCCTCCAATTCGTCCAAGGCTTCCAAAATGTCCACCTTTTCCGTAAGGTCTGTACCATGGCGCAGTATCAACTCTGCGGCCTTTAAGCGAACTTTAGGCGGGTTTTTCTTATCGTCCATGATTTCACGCACAGTTGCCCTTGCTGCGCCCGTATCAGCTTGCAAGGCCGCTGTGCTGTCTTTTAGCTTCTCCCGCGCTGCCTGCCGGTATCTCTTCTTAAAATCCGGGTTTCGCATTTTGATGTGGATTGTGGACTCAGCACATCCGGCAAGTTTAGCAGCTGCCTTAACAGTGGTTGTTTCAGTTAATGCCCATATAATCTTTTCCTCCAAAGCTTCTTTGATGGTCCCACCCCCCTAAAATTCAAAATGTATTTATTTTCCGCTAATTCTCTTTATTCCGGCTTACAGATCAACTTTGAATTCACTCTTGACATCAAAGCTTTCGTCACACTCAATTATGTCCATAACAACCTTCGCGCACGACATTGCGCACTTTGCCTGTAGCCTCAGGAATTCTTCTGTTCCCATTTTTGTCTCGCAGCCAGGGCAGGTATACCCTGCAAGTTTAGGCGCATCTCGGTTATCTATAGCCGATACGGCCTGACATTTCTTGCATGTAACTATCGTGTATCCCATTTTTACATCCATAAAAACCCTCCTAAACAACAAAAACGGCGCAGGAAAAACAGGCCACCCGCCAAGGTGCCTAGTTCTTCCCACGCCGTTAATAAACAGCTGACAAGTAAAATACTTGCGGTACTTATTTCCAAATATTTTCTCATATTATAGCACATTTGTTCGCATTTGTCAATACTATCCAATGATCAAATATATGTTACTGTACTTTTGCCCTTCCTTTCTGGGTTCCTTAACGATCTGCATGTGTGGATATTTGGCCTGAAGCGCCTTTATGATTATCGCTAGATCCTCTTCGGACATTGCGTCATACCCTATCCTGGACTCACTCTTCCATGCGTACCTGTAGTTCTTGCGATTTCTGCCCAATGGTTTCCTCCCTACAATCGCACCGCTCACCGGGGTCTAGCGCGGCACCACAATATGGACAAATCCTATATACTGCCATTTTTCCTCCAATCTTACATTTTCCGTTTCCTTGTATATGCTTTTATTGCCTTTTCATAGTCCTTAGCGGTCAGCGGCTTTTTAGCAAGCCGCTTCTTTTCAGCCTCATATCGATTCCGTTTCTTTGCCATCACGCAACCCCCCGCTCTCTAAAATAGCTAGTGTGCAAGTATGCCAAAAACTCCACTTTGCCCAGCCCTCCGTGCCTGTTCTTTGCTACCGACAGTTCCACCACAGACGGCCCGCCGTCACTTATGTTCGGGTGATAGTAATCTTCACGATACAGGAACATAACGGCATCTGCGTCCTGTTCAATGGCTCCCGAATCTCTTAGATCTGCAAGCCTTGGGCGCTTGTCCTCTCTGCTCTCAACACCTCTTGACAGCTGAGACAGGCAAATAACCGGCACTTTCAGCTGCAAAGCGATTCTTTTCAATTCTCTCGAAATAGCAGAGATACGCTCGTAAGTAGATGCTGTGGGGGTATTGGGCAATATTAAACCCAGATAGTCAACCACTATTGCCCTTAGATCCGGAACGCTCTGAGCCAATAGCTGAAGCTGTCCGGGGTTAATATCGTACCGGCGATTTATGTGTACACCGGATTTCTCAACCGCCACAGACGCAACACCAAGCTTTTGCCATAGCTCATCGCCTCCCGCACCGGTTAGGATGTTAGCGGTTGGTACTCCGGTCAGTTTTGAAAACTGTTTTGCGGTAATGGCTTCCGGTGACATTTCCAAAGAAATAAACAGCACATTTCCGGCGATACCGTCTGCAAGATTTAGTGCAAAGGTTGTCTTACCAACAGCCGGCCGCGCTCCGATTATGTAAAGGCCGCCACGGATAAAGCCACCACCAAGGATTTTATCTAGCGAAGGATACCCGGAGGAGACAAACTGGTTCGCGCCGGACTTCAAGATATGGTCAAACAGGCCGTGTATCCGGTCCGCTGGGGTGCATAGTCCCTGGCTGAATGAATTGCTTTGGATGCTCTCCATGCCCCGCTGTAGCTCCGCCAGCAGTTCCGCAGAGGTACTCACCTGGTTGTCAATGATCTGATAAGCCAAACTCTTGACTTTGCGCAGCCTTGATCCTTCCACCACAAGCGTAGCATACTCCACTGCGCTTGCTGCCGTTGGTGTCACCTCCAAGGCTTCCCTTACCCAATCAATAGGGATCTCTGTTCCGCTCTGCCGGGATCTCTCTCTGATCGTAACAGGATCGATTGTTACACCGTCTGCATACAGGTCACAGGCTGCAGTATAAACCGCTTGACATAGAGGGTTTTCAAAATCTGCGGCTGTCACAAGGCTTTGTACGGTCTGCAGCGTTGTACCGTCCAAAAGCAGTGATCCAGCTAAAAAGATTTCCGGTGTCATTCTTTTAATCCCTCCATCCAACTTGTATCATGATCACACATACCCGGCGAATTGGCATTAAGGCCATTCGCCGTATATATTCTTATATCTTTTTCTGTTAGCGTGGGTGTACCATCGGTTAGCGTGGGTAAGGGTGGGTTACCCTCCCTTACTGCGGGCCTGCCTCCCTTAGATCCATCCTTAACGGCCTTGATATATGCTTCGTTGGCATCGTCAATTGCAGATTTGATTATGGAAAATAGCGCTTGTGTCATAGGCTCCATCTTCGTTATGCTTCCATCGGCAAAATATGCCATTCCAGCCTTAAGCGCATCACCAACATTTTCAGACGGTAAAGCATCAATTATCGCCTTGTCGGTTAAGCGAATCTTAAACCATTGCGCCCGGCCCGGTCTTTTCTTTGGCACATTCCCACCGCCTTACAGTTTGATGGGATCATAAGGCACGCCCAGCTGATCCAGCAGCCGTGGAAGGTTTACCTTGTAATTCGATCCGCATGTAATATGCTCGATAGTTCCAGCGCGGACGCCCTTGCGGATAAAGCACTGACTTAGGCCGGTAAACATAGCCGCATCTGCAATACTTACAAATGGGGTTTTGATTTTCTGAGGTTTACTGTTGGACATCAGATCACCTCCGCAACAATTTCTTCAACCGGAATACCTAGACTGCTAGCTAGTAAACCAGCCGTCTTTGCTGAACATGTACCGCGAGTTAATATGGTGCTTATATGGGACCGCCCCACACCCATCTTATCCGCAAGGTTACTTTGGGTCATTCCTTTTTTTGCTAAGCAGATTTTAATTTTCATTGTGTTGATTTTCATTATTCCCCTCCATTCTTTGTTACCGTTTTGGTAACCTAATATTAGCACATAGTTTCCGTTTTGTCAATATAGTTGTTGACATTTTGGAAACATTGTGATAATGTAGAGATGAGGTGAGGAGAAATGAAGAATATCATAGGCGATCATATAACAATGGCAAGAACTCGCAAACGCATGTCGCAAGAGAAACTCGCAGACATTGTAGGCGTGTCGAAAGCAGCAATTAGCAGATATGAAGCCGGCCTAAGAGAGCCAAAACTAGCTGTTCTAAAAAAAATCGCTGATGCTTTAGATGTTTCTATTGGTTTCCTTGAGGGATACGACGATATGAACGCGCATATCGTATATGAAGCTGCACGGACAAATGATGCAGAAACACTAGAAAGCATTTTAGGGTTGGAACCTGGATCCGTTAAATTTGATCCTGAAAAATCAGAAAAATCTAAAGCGATGCAAGAGGCAAGGCGGGCAGAAAAACAGGCAAATTTGGCAAAGCTGAATGTTTACTTCAAATACATGTTCCCGGATCTTACGCAAGATGATGTTTCTGATATAGATAATTTAATGAAACCATTTTCTAAGCTAAATGCTGAAGGGAGAAAGAAAGCTATCGAGCGAGTAGCAGAACTACTTGAAGTTCCCAAATATCAAAAATAAAAAAATGCCCCGGGAGCGGCAACTCCCAGGGCATCAATGTAAACAG